AAGCCCACAGAAGTCGATAAGAAGTATGCTGGCAAGGGTCAGAAGTCTAAATATACCAAGGCGTATGATAAAATGTTTGGGAAGGACGACGATTAATGAATAATACACAAAGAAAATTAATTAAAGAAGCCTATAAATATGGTTTCAACTCTGCGTTGTATGAGCAGTTCGTTCCTGACTTAGGCGCCCCTGGAGGTTTTGTGCGAGACTTGGAAAGACTCTCTCTACAAACACCACCAGAGGGATCTCTCCTCTCTAGATTGCAAAATTTGTTTTTTGGTTCTGGCTACTCAAAACGACAAAGGTCGATATTAGATGCAAGCCTCAGAGGCCCAGAGATCTCGGTTGCAGAGGTCGAGGGTTTAGCAGATCGGGGCGAGGTTGAAGAGCCAACAGATACAACCGATGACACAACCGATGACACAACCGATGACACCGGTGCTCCAGAACCTGATCCACAACAGGAATTGATTCAACAAATGTTCCAATACATTTTTGGTAATGAAGGGTTTAGTCCGACAGTTTATACAATTGGTGTGTATGGTAATAATCAGGTTGATAACACACCCACAATTGGGTATGGCACAACGCAATCACCTGCTATAAATGCATATTTGATTTCACAGGGTCTAGATCCTGATGCAGTTTTTGATGTTAATAGAAGACCCCCAATAAACATCACACAAGAGCAGGCGCAAGATATGGTTGAAATCGTTCTCAATAATAATTACGGCACTCTCAGTGCGAGACACGATTGGTTTGATAACATAGATCCAACGGCACAACTCGTGATTATGGACATGGCATATCAAATGGGTCCAGGTTTTAACTTCCCAAATATGTTTGATGCCTTGAGCCAAGATCCACCTGATTATAATAGAGCGGCCGATGAATTGTTAGATTCTAGATATGCCAGAGATCAAACACCAGAGCGAGCCCAACGAAATGCAGATATTCTGAGACAACTCGCCGACTTATTCGACGATATACCACTATAATGGAGTTATAAATGCTAAACTACAGATTTCTAATCACAGAGAAGGTTAAAGGCCTTGAAAATAAATCAAAACAAACTGGTGTCCCATACGGCATTTTGAAAAAAGTGTATGATCGAGGCATGGCTGCTTGGACAGGTGGTCACAGACCTGGTATCGGACAACATCAATGGGCATTCGCTCGCGTTAACTCTTTCTTGACAGGTGGTAAAACACAAAAGACTGCCGATAAAGATCTCTGGGCAAAAGTTCCTGAGGGTGCTAAAAGAGGTATCAAAGGCAAACTCAAGAAAAAACCAAGTAAAAAGAAGAAATGAACCCAACCCAACGAAAACTAATCAAAGAGGCCTATCAAGCAGGATACCAAGAGGCCCTAGATGAGGGTCTTGGTAAAATTCTTGCAAAGGCTGGAAAGTTTCTTAAGAATTTATTTAAAAGGGCTGATGATGTCGGCGCCCCAATGAGCGATGCCGAACGTCAAGCCGTGGTAAATGCGTTGCAAGAGCCCAGGATCAAAGTTGTTGCTAATACTGACCTGTTCAGGGCCACAGCGGATGACATTTATAATAAAGCGTTGAAAGCCGTCAGAACAAACCTAGATGACCAAACAACTGGTATAACCCCTCTCCCTGATGTTGCTCAAGATTTTTTAGACGAGATGGGAGATTTGATCGATAATCTTTTCAAAAAGGTGCAGGATGGTGTTATAACACAAGAAGAGGCCACTAGGAGATTAGTTAATCGTTATCCAGGATTTTTTCGTATCACGGCATTAGATGATCCAATAGGATCAAGATTTGATGACCTGCCATGAACAAACATCAAAGACAAATGATCAAAGAGGCATACCAAGAGGGTTACTACCAGGCCTTGGATGAGGGTTTGGGTAAACTTCTTGCTAAGTCTGGTAAGTTTCTCAAGAATTTATTCAGAGGTAAAAGAAGAGGGCTAATAAATTTTGGCGGTGAACTACCAGAACCTAATGATCCTACCCCATTCAAGAGACAGGCCTCTATTCTTTTTGATAGACTGATGAATAGTCTCAACACAGATGTGAATAACTACTACATCAGTCTAGGACCGGACGCTGTTGAGATTGTGGATAAAATAAGAGCGTCAATCATAGGTCTAGAATCCTCAGTGCGGGCCGGTGAAATAACGAATAACCAGGCTATCTTAAAATTGATGAGGCGTCATCCAGCGTTTTTTGATAACTTTGGCACCGCAACAGGATCAAGATTTGATGACCTGCCTGGTCTAGATCCTTAATCGAAAAAGCCTGACAAAAGTTTTGCAAAACGCATAAATAGTTGTATACTTTACACACAGTAATTATGAAAGGAATGAAGTATGGTATCTACAACTAGAGGCTTTGGATTTGGTGGAGGTTCTGTTTCAAAGAACGTCACCGAAGCAGTCAACAAAACATACGAAGAACTTCGTCAACTTATCAAAGAGGCCTATGAAGAAGGTGTCGTGAATGGTAAGAGCGGAGATTTTAACGGCGAGGCAAGCGAAACCTTCTCAGAAACCTTTGTCGCAAAGAAACTCGAAGCAATCAAATATCCAGACATTTGATCGGCTGAGACATGCCCGTAAATGATGACAAAATTGTAATAGAAGCCAATCAAATGCTTCTGAACGATGTGCCATTCGCTACGAAGAAAAGTGGGGAATGGATCATCGATGAGTTGGCTGAGCAAGCCTTGAGCAAAGCACAAAAAAATGTGCTAAAGAGAAACTTGCAGAATTTGTCCACCAGTGCTTTTAGAGTTGGGCAGGCTTTGCAAGGTTGTGTTCTTGGTAGTGGTAACATTCTCAATGTTGAAGGAAGCACAAGATTGCAAAATAAACCTAAGAAATGATTGACAAGAGATTTTTCTACTATATGATGTATGAAACTAAAGGAGTTTATGTGAATGAAAATTTCTAATGACACGCTCGCTATTCTTAAAAACTTTGCGAGTATCAATTCAAATGTCTTGATCAAACCAGGCAACATGGTCAAGACTATCTCGCCTGTAAAAAATGTTTTGGTTGAATCTCATGTGACAGAAGATTTTCCTGTCGAGTTTGGTGTTTGGGATCTCAACAAGTTTCTTGCGACGGTCAATTTGTTCACCGATCCAATCTTCAACTTTGAAGATAAGTATGTGACAATCTCTGAGAGTGGCAAGACGAACTCGGTCAAATATTACTATGCCGATCCGTCTTTGCTTACCGTGCCTACTAAAGACATCAATCTTCCAGAATTTGTGATTGAGTTTGATCTCACACAAACCAATTTTGGTAAGTTGACACAGGCAGCATCTACGCTTGCCCTTCCTGATCTCGCTGTCGAGACAGGCAATGGTGAAAGCCGACTTCGTGTGTTTGATAAGAAAGATCCTACGTCAAACGATTATAGCGTGACTGTCGGTGAGTGTGCCGATGAAGAAAGTTATTCGATGTTGTTCAAAGTTGAAAACCTTAAGTTGCTTCCTGGTGATTACAAGGTAAGTATCTGCGAGCGTCAAGTCGCACAGTTTGAACACAAGACACTTCCCGTAACCTATTGGATCGCTTTGGAGCCTGATACAAAGTATGGAAAGTAAATTCGAAGAATCTTTGTTTGTCGAAAAGTATCGACCGAGAAAGATCGAAGATTGCATCCTTCCCGTTGCGGTGAAGGATGTTTTTCGATCTATCGTGGATAGTGGCAAGATGCAGAACCTACTGCTTGCGGGTGGTGCAGGCTGCGGCAAGACCACTGTTGCTCGCGCCCTTTGTGATGAGATGAATCAAGAGTATTTGTTCGTCAATGCATCCGAAGAAAGCGGCATCGATACTCTTCGTACAAAGATCAAAAACTTTGCAAGCACGGTTTCACTTGGTGGTGAAAGTAAGGTTGTTATTCTTGATGAGGCTGATTATCTAAACCCACAATCAACACAACCAGCGTTGCGTGGATTCATCGAAGAGTTCAGTCGAAACTGCCGCTTCATTTTCACATGCAACTACAAGAACCGAATCATCGCACCTCTGCATTCTCGATGTTCTGTGATTGACTTCAAACTCAACGCCAGCGACAAGAAGAAAGCAAGTGCCGACTTCTTTGTTCGTCTAAGAAATATTCTTGATGGTGAGAGTATCAAGTACGATGATCGTGTTCTCGTAAAACTTGTTCAACGTCATGCACCAGACTGGCGGCGTGTATTGAATGAGGTTCAACGATACGGTCAGTCAGGCACAATCGACGAAGGTATCTTGGTCAACTTCTCTGATGTCTCGGTCAATGATCTCATGGATCACATGAAAAAGAAAGACTTCAAATCAATGCGTAAGTGGGTTGTTGACAATATCGACAATGACCAAACACGAATCTTTCGAAAGATCTATGATCAGATATCAGAGTTTGTAGAACCTGGATCAGTGCCTAGCGTGATACTAATTCTGGCTGAATACCAATACAAGTCTGCGTTTGTGGTTGATCAAGAAATCAATCTTGTTGCCGCTCTCACAGAAATTATGATGGGTTCTCAATTTAAATAGAAAGGGTAAAATGAAAAGTGAAATAGGAATCATAGGTAATGGTTTTGTCGGTGGGGCTGTGGCATATGGCTTTGCAGATAAAAATCCTCTAGTGTATGATTTGAAACCAGAATTGTGTAAAAACACATTAGAAGAGGTTTTGAATTGTAAGTATATTTTTGTTTGTTTACCTACACCGATGGTTGAAGAGACTGGTGGTGAAGCAAACTTGAGCATCGTTGAAAACTGCCTGAAAGAAATAGGTAAATATTTTCTTGAGGACCAAGTCGTAATACTAAAGTCAACCGTGCCTGTTGGGATAACAAATGAGTTGGCCGTCAAGTATGATCTAAAAAATCTAATCCATTGCCCAGAGTTCTTGACTGCTGCAAATGCAAATTATGATTTTGTGAACGCAGATAGAACCGTTATTGGTTTACCAGAACATGGTCACGAAAAATACTTGGTTATGGTCAGGCAACTTTTTGAAAATTCGTTTCCTAATATTCCTGTCTATACGATGTCCTCAAATGAGTCAGAGTTGGTGAAGTATAGTGCGAATTGTTTTCTTGCTACGAAGGTCATGTTTTTCAATCTAGTAAAATTACTTAGCGAAAAACTTGATATCAATTATGAAAATATTCTTGACGGCGTTTTAACAGACCCTAGAATTGGTATCTCACACACAAAGGTACCTGGACCTGATGGTGACTATGGCTTTGGCGGCACATGTTTTCCAAAAGATGTAAATGCGATGATCAAAACTTTAGACAAGCATGGCATTTCATCAGATATTTTGAGATCTGTGTGGACAGACAACATGCAATATAGAAATAATTGGGATTGGGCAGAAAGTGAATCAGCGGTTAAGAAATAAATATTACTATGAGCATTAATAGCGTAAACGATTTATCTATTGAAGTCCATCTTCTCAAAAAGAAACACAACATTGAGGAGTTTTATGACAACATCAATAAACTTCTCGAAGACGCTGGTATTGAACCCATCGAAGCCGACTCGCCTAAAAGTACCTTGACACTTGAGGATCGAATCACAATCAATTATGGTAAAATGATAGCAAACACTCTTGAACGCGATGAGATTACTCTTGATGGTTTAGATGATTATTGTAAATCACCTGAGTTTGATGACTACACACAAAAACAGGAATCTATTCTCAAAGAGGTCTGGGATATGTCTAAAGGTTATTCCTACACCGAGTTTGTAAACGAATGTAATTCACTTCGAAAAGCATTTTTTGAAGAACGTATTGATTATTTGTCTACACAGTTTATGTCAGGGCCAATGGGTGTGATGTCACTCGTTTTTGCACAAACTCGCGTGCCAGAAGTTTTGTTGGGTGAGTGGATAAGATCGACGCTACGAAAAGAAGAGGGACCTGTTCCTGTGAAGTATGAAGATTTGAATGGTGAAGTCAAAGAGGTGAGTTTGATACACACTGAAAAAACACCACCAGAGGGCAGAATACACGGGCAGAATCCATGCGATTCTTTTTTGATTGACAACTTCTTTGACGGTGAAAAGTGGGTTGAGATACCAGTAAAAATGATCATCTCAATCGAAGACAATAATCTGCCAGACATAGATTTTGGCGGTGAAAAGTGGGTTGAGATACCAGTAAAAATGATCATCTCAATCGAAGACAATAATCTGCCAGACATAGATTTTGGCGGTGGAGGGAATGTTTTGGCATGAGTCTTGGCGATATACTCAATAGCATAAACTTTGATAAGAATGATCTGTTTGGCGACAATGAAGAGGTCATGAACAAAGCATACGTCCCATTCGTCATAAACCGCTCTCTATCATATCATGTAGACGGTGTATTGCTTGCCAATGAGATGAACAAGCACACGCATATTGACAAACGTATGCAGTACGACTTCTATCGTCACGCTCTGTCGAAGGGAAAGCGGTTCAGCAAGTGGTATAAATCAGATAGTGACGATGATCTAGCCCTATTGGCAAAGCACTACAGATGCTCTAGAGTCAAGGCAGAAGAGATAAAAAAGACTCTCGATGACTCGCAAATCGAGTCCATACGCCAGCACCTAAAAGGTGTGAGTGACTAAAACACCATATTCTTCATTGGTTGGTTTTCATAAATACTTGGAAATCAAATGGAGATATTGGATGTTAAATGTAAATGATGTGGTAAATAGTCTGGTTGAGGTTACCCTACCAGATGAAGAGGCGTTCTTGAAGATTAAAGAAACGCTCACTCGCATCGGTATATCTTCCAGAAAAGAGAACAAACTTTGGCAATCATGTCACATCCTTCACAAGAGAGGCAAGTATTACATTGTTCATTTCAAAGAACTTTTCATCCTCGATGGCAAAGAATCTAGTGTGCCAGAGGATGACATCGCAAGAAGAAATAGAATTGTTCAACTTCTCGAAGAGTGGGGCTTAGTCAATGTGGTTGACAAAGATAAGATCAAAGATCCTTGTGCTTCCATCGCACAAATCAAAATATTGCCTTTCGCACAAAAAGATGATTGGACACTTGAAGCGAAATACAACATAGGAAAAAAGATTGATGAGCAACCAAAGACTATTGATTTCTGAGGCCGTTCACGCTTTATCTGAAGTGAAGGCAAAATTCAAAGACTACAAAATGACCAAAAAAGAGGCCGATAAATACCTAGATAAAAAGGATTTTGTAGCGATAATGCAACAGGTAAAAACTGGTGAGTTTGAAATTGTTACCAATCGAGGTGCTGTCGCTGGACTCATTCGCAAAGGCTATGAAATTGTTGATATTCTGAAAGGCAAGTAATGGCAGCGGGTAAAGACAAAGATTGCAACTGTGATGAATTTGAAGATCTCAAGAAGCAACTTGAAGACTGTCTGAAGGCACGCCAAAGTGACAGAATAGATCACGCTAAAGAGAGAGAGCAAGATCTCAGGGAAGCGTTAGAGCGTTGCGAAGAGAGACAAGAAAAACTTCGTGAAGAACTTGACACCGCATACGAAGCGAAGCAAGAGGCTCACCAAGGTCGAAGCAAAGAAATTGAGTTGCTCAAGAAAAAGATTACCGGTCTGACAATCGGTGGTTCGGTCGCTGGCACTGTTATCGGTAAAGAAGCAATCGAAGAAATCATGGGTCTGAATGAGTCTGTTCAAGACTTGATGAATGGAAACATCCCAGGATCAGGTGGTGGTGGTGGCGGAGGTGCTGGTGATGCTGGTGGTCTTGACGGCTCTGTTAGTATGGCGTCTGGAAGCGGTTCAGGATCTGATTCAGGTTCAGGCTCGTCATCTGGCCTCGACATGAGTGGTGTTGTTGGTGACGCTGCGGCCGCTGGTGCTGGCAAGAAAACACCACAAGACGAACAGCCATCTGATGAAGAAGAAAACGAAGAAGAAAGCGAAGAAGAAGAGGAAGAAGAAGAGGAAGAAGAGGGGCAAGATTTATCTTTGGAAGAAGTTGTTGCGTATCTCAATAAACAGATTGATTCTTTTACTGGTGAAGCGGGAGAAGAAGATATTTCTGAGGATATAAAGGTATTCATTGATGCAAACAAAGAAGAATTTGCAAAACGTCTAAGCAAATTCCAATTTGGCGATCCTATGGAAGATGAAAAAGAATATTTAGAAAGCGATGGTTCTGAGGCCGTAATTGAGATGCTACAGGATTTATCGGGTAAGATATCGGGTGCGAACCTTAGCGGTGAAAGCGAGGCAGCAAAGAAGAAAATACGAAATGCGTATAAGCTTAAATTAAAAGCAGCACCAAAGAAAAAAGCCGCACCAAAGAAGAAAACAACACCAAAGAAGAAAACGACACCAAAGAAGAAGACTGAAGCAAAAGCGGATGCTGTTCTCGGTGAAATTGTCTCTGAGATAAATGATCTTATCGATCAAATAGATGGCAAAAAGACCATAAAAGTATCTGCGGCTCTTGCAAAGAAAATAGATGCGAACAAAGAAAAGTTATACAAAAGTTTATCTAAGATACCGTATGGTGTTGATAGAATAGATATAAAAGACGATTTAATAAACGATGGATCGTCCGTTATAGATGAGATGTTAGACTATATTACAACCGAGCTAACGTTTGCTTCATTAGAAGAAAAATTTGCTACTAAGAACGAATTTAAGCTTTCTCTTAAAAATCCATCTCGTAACTTAGGGCGAAACAAATCCTACGCATATCCTATGTCAATTGCGAATCACAATCACGATATGTTTGAATTTGATATGTATGAAGGAGGATATATACCCAATCCAGCGGCTCTTGCCTCATGGCAAAAGCCACAAGAAAAAGTTTTGGAAGAAATGATTGATAAGGATATTTATGATTTCTTTGGAAAAGCGTATGGTTATATTTCTTTGCTTAAAAAGGCCAAAAGAAAACCAAAATCAGTAAAGGCAAGAAAACTAAAAGCTAAAGCACAATTAGTTATTAAGGCTCAAAAAGAGCTTGTTCCAAACCTTATGAAGAAGTTTCAGAGATTTATAGATGAAGGTGGTACTTATACTTTTAAGAAGAAGAATCCTCTTGGAAGAGGATTTGGACACAGATATTACTGAAAAAGGTTTGAAATATGGCTACCGCAATAAATAAGAAAGGACTTTTATCATATTCTAAGATGGGTAATTTTAGATTTATTGATCGTTTATTTATTCCTTCCATTGTATATAGAGACTTGGTGACACAAAAAAGCAGTAAAGGACTTCAAGAGGTTCTATCTACACTAAAAGATAATATTTCTATATATCCAAATGAAAAAGCTAAAAAATCATTAGATAAACTTTTTTCTAGGAAGCAAAGATCCAATTCGCTCGCTTATAAGAGATTTTTGGTTGAATTATCTCTTAATATTCAACCCGAAATGTTAGATAAAGATTTTTTAAGAGAAATTCAAAAAAATTACTTTAAGGACTTTGAATTAGGAGAGGAAAGGAGGCTTGATTTAAAAGCGATGCTTGAGGTTTTTTTAGGAAATGTAGTACTCTTATTAAAAGATTTGAAGGACTCTACAGTCAGCAGATCATATATAAATGGAAAAAAAGAAGTGATTAAGGCACTAAGCATTGAGGACTTAAATGAATCATTTGTGTCTGTTATAGAAAGGACAACCCGAAATGTGCTTAAGAGAAATAAATTCATTCTTGACATGATATTTGAATCAAGAAGAGAAGAATTTAAAAAAGAAAAAGAATTATATAAAGAAAGAAGGAAAGAGGAAAGAGAAAGAAATAAAAAAGCAAGAGAATTATTAAAAGAAAGAAAGGAAGAGGAAAAAAGAAAGAAACAAAAAAAAAGAATTAGTGGTTACTATATCGCAGATGGTAAGATAAAAGTACTCTATGAAAAAAGAGCATAAAAATAGATTTAACAAATTAAAAGAAATTGGTTGTATTGCTTGTGGTTCAAATAATG